ACCTTCGATATTCAAGTAATACACATGCCTGGGGCTTTTGAGATCTCCTTGATATTCTGGTTTTTGAGCTGTGGCAGCAAAGGACAGAGACGTTGTAGTTTTGCCACATTTAGGCTGTCCGGTCAATACTACAAAACTACCTTCTGGTACACCCCCATTTAAAACAATGTCTAGTGAGGGGCCTATAGGAACAACCAATGAGGGTCTGTCCATAATAGCATTAGCAGACATAATAATATCTTTACCAAAAGTCTTTGTTACCTCTTCTTTTAATTTAGCCATTTTTCACCTTTATTGATCAAGTTTATCTAATATATTTTTTTTCTTATAGTTTTTTTGTGGTTGAATTTGTGTGTGGTCTAGTCGGTCTATTTGCTGGAAATCTTTTTGGTGATTTGAAGCGATGATTTCTTGATGATATTCTATAATAGGTACTAGATGAGGAGCCCTCAACGAAAAAATCTTTTGTGCCTTGGGGTCATTTAGTGCCATAATTATAGACTTGGCACAATATTTTTGTAATAACTTATTAGCAGAAGATATCTGATTACGATAAAATCTAGACCAATAATTGCTGGTTTGCCAAAATCTGAAATGCAAATCCTTTTTTTCTATTTTGGCTTTGTGTTCACATATTATTTCTGTAATATACTGAGCAGCAGAAACACTTTTTCCGTTGGAATATTTAGATATATAATCCATGTTTTATTCGGATGGATTTAATTTGTAAATATAGCTAGATGTATCAGGTCTAGAGCTATTGCTTTTTTTTGATGCGTCATTAATTTCTGAAGCCTCTTTTGTCATGATAGTAACTCCTGCCGAACCTTTGCCGGAAGTTTTGTTAATCATAAAATCCTTGGAGGTCTTGCGACGAACAGTTTGGGTCTCAGTCGGCTTGTCTTGCTCTGGAGTTTTTGCGTAAAGTTTAATGATTCTGGTGACACTCGATTTGGGTATGCCTAATTCCTTACTAATAGTTGCTGCTTCTTCTCCATGTGAGCATAGCCATAAGACCGCATATCTTTTTAATAAATTATTGTTCATTACATAACCTCTCTCTGAGCATTTAAAAGTTTTGCTTTATTCTTAGATCTTAAGAACGACAAATAGTAATTAAAACATTTTTCGCTAACTCTAATATATCTATTTGATGTGTGGGTTTTACATGTTTTTTCTACAAAATTTTTGTGTCTATTGAATTCGGTTTGGTTGTCGTATTCAAATGGGTCTATTAGTCTATGACAAGAATCCACCCTAATCATAAATTTTTTGTAGCCATTATCTGTCACAATTTGTTTTGCGTATGCTGTTGAACAGTCTTCGTGTAGGATATGGTTTCCTTCGATATCTGTTGGCTCAGAAACATTTGTTGTATAAAAAATTGCATTATTCATATGTTGATTGCGATGCTGTTTTTTCTAAGCAGGACACGAAATGATTAATAAAATACTGTATGTATTCTTGATAATTGGCTCCGGAAGGGACCGGTATATGATACGATTGATCGAATATGGCTTCCGTTGCAATTACTTCTTGCTTACTATTCTGGTTATATACTGTTCCTTCTAGCTTAAACACTATTTCTCTTGGACAATCTATTAATTTCTTTGCATTGTGGTCCACAGCATTGAGCATATCGTTTTGACCATGATGCTGAAAATAAATAGCTTCCATCATTTCAACATCTTCTAGTGTCATATTATTAGGAAGATCTTTTTTCATGGACTCAAAATCTGGCCCAACATTATCATCTTCTACGTCCATTTTATACCTTTCGTCTTTTTGATCCTTTTCATATTTTTAGGCAGAGGCATTTCTGGGGGGTTGTCTCTATATGCATTATGCTTTTTGAATAGTGCTTGTTTATGATCGTCGCTCATTCTGTCTCTATTTCTGTTGGCCAAATCTCCCAGAGTTTTAAGTTCAGAATCTGACTTAATTACAGAACCAGACATATTTGCAAGATCGTGTTGATATGATCTATAGACTTTATCTGATTTGCATTTCTCGCATTGTTGTTTATCTGTATACTGAGAGATGGAACAAACTACAGTAAAAAAAGACTCGCATTCTTCGCAAACGAATGTATATTCTGGCATTACACTAATTCTCTTTGAGCTTCTTTTAGCCACCTGATATCTTTAGACTTTAAATACTCTATATATTTGCTAAAAATTGTCGGGGTTACTTCCTTAAACGCATTGGTGCTTTTACACACCGAATTGATAAAATGATTATTCTTTTTGTTTTGTACTGTGGATAAAATTTTTACAGGGTTAAACAACTCTTGGTCGGCATCCATCCTGATATAGTATCGATAATCCGATCCCCTGCTATCTCCAAAATGCTTGGTAGGTTTGTCCGGTACGGCTTTGGCACATACTTCTTCTTTTTGTTCGCTCGCTCTTGGATAGCCTTCATTGTCAATAAAGTCTTGTTGTCCTTCTACGACATAGAATTTTACTATTTTTTCTTTAGCATTTATTGTCTCTACCGCAAATTCTTCTCGATTAATTTTCATAAATTATCCTGTGTATATTCTCCACTCCTCAGGTATCCTTTCCTTCATAATAGAAAGCCTAGAGGTGACATGCAAGTATTTGTAGCTACTAACAGGTCTAAATGGCTCATTAATCAATTTCATTTTTGCTTGAGATGGAGTTTTATTGCTTTTTTTTCTATTGCATTTAATACAAGCTGTTACTATATTGGTCCAATTGGTGGGTGATTGTGCTGGCATTGACCACTGGGATTTTGGAATGACATGATCATACGTTAAATCATTATGAGCATATTTATTTCCACAGTATTGGCAAGTATAATTATCTCTTGTAAATAAATTTTTGCGAGAAAAATTGACATTTTTTTTGTTTAGTTTTAGATATTGCTTTGTCTTGATTACTGCCGGTAGGCGAATTTGCCTATCAATACCTTTAACGCTGTCTTTTTTATAGTATTCAATGATATCCATTGCAATAATATTAAGATTATGGTGCGACCTATAAGACCACACCATAGCCTTTTTCCAGTCTATGATTGCGATTGGGGTGTAATCTGAATTTAAAACCAAACAGGGATTATGTTCTATTCTCATATTCTTCTAGTCTATCAATAATAGATGCAATAATTGGATTGCGAACAATATCATGAGCATAAAGTTCGGCAAGACCTATGCCGTCTATTCCATCCAGCTTATTTCTTAGTTCTAGGAAACCTCCTTGTCTCATTTTATCTAAATCAGACTGAGCGATATCTCCTGTCAGAACCATCTTACTGTCTGTTCCAATTCGTGTCAATAGCATTTTTAACTGGTCATATGATGCGTTTTGACATTCATCCGCCACAATAAATGCATTATTAAATGTTCTACCTCTCATTAGGCCTAAAGGCACTATTTCTATTTGTCTACCAACTTTCAATTTCGCATAGTGCTGCATATGTAGAAAATAGTTGATCTCATCAAATAAAGGTAATAAATAAGGATGCAGTTTCTCCTCGGCTGTGCCGGGCAAAAATCCTAGTCTTTCGCCAGCTTCAACTACTGGTCTAGTAATAACTATTTTTTCTACTTTATTATCTATGAGGTATTCAAGGGCCATGCCTACAGCAATATGGGTTTTGCCACTACCAGGAACACCTTGACAAAAAGTAATAGTATTTTCTGCTATTGATCTAATGTATTCTTTTTGATTAATAGATCTTGGCTTTAGTCTATTCTTAAATCCTACAGGGGTAATATTTGGAGTAATTTTATTGGTAGCGTCCGTAGCTTTTTTGTTTTTTCTTCTCAATGGTAGACCTTTCAAAATGGAATAGGGAGATTAAATTAGACACGCACCACCCGCACAACTAATTTCCTCTATTCCTATTGTATTGTCCTCTGTTTCCAGTAGTTGTGTATAATCAACTTTAGAGAAGCTATCATATAAATCTGTATAAATCTTCCAATTATATACATCTTTCATACAATATGTTAATCTTCTGATATCATCGTCGAAATATTTCTTCGCAAACCTCCTCATTTTAAGAGAGAATAATTTCTTATCATCGCCGTCTTTGTCTGTTTCTTGATTAAGCGTGATATAATCACAGGCTGCCCATAGATTATTATCAAAAGCATTAAGGCCTAATTCAATTAAGCCAGAACACCATAAGGCAGCATCCCCATATTCTTTGACTATTTCACGACTAGTTAATACGGTTGTAAATGGAGCTTGCGGATAATCTTTATCTCCGCTTTGTGGAATAAGACTAATACCTGCAAAATATTTACGGTTACTATAAATATATTTAGTTACAGACTCCCACTCATCAGGTTGTACGGTTACGGTGTTACTAACATTATGACTAAGAAATTCTTGTGTACATAATGATCTATTTTTACCAGATTGAACCCAATTCTTCTGGGTATCTTTTACAACAGTTAACATCTCTACTGCTGGCAATTGATTTTTTAGTTTGGAGCCATCTGGCACCTCGATAGGAAATTTGATAACCTCATCTGTATCGTTTGCTGACCATGATGACTTTTCGCAAGCTAGTGGGTTGTAACTTTTGAAATATTGATAAGGTGGTTCAAGGATATTGGCTTGCACATGCCTAATATATCTCTTAGCATGATGAGGATGAATCCCAGAACTTGTACCAAGCATGGAACTGCTTGTGCCTTCTGGTTTTAAACAAGTGACTCTGGCTGCTTGATTAATACCGATCTTTTTAGATAATTCTTTATTGGTATCAACAGCAATTTTGGCACCAGCCTTTAATACCTTTTCTGTTAGTACAAGATCATGCTTTTCCATAATTCCTGTGAGAGAAACACCTAGCAATGCTTCTCTATCAAAAATGGCTTTACTAACATCTCCTAAATAATCTAATTCAGTAAATCCAGCCTGCAAAGTACCAATGATAGCAGCAGCCTTACATCTTTCATAAAAATCAGACTCGTCTGCTACAGAGGAACAGTTGATAGTAGAAAGATTACAGCCTTGCCATCCTGACTTGCCCGTTTTTTCATCAACAGGCCACATGCCGACTTCGACACACGGATTGAAAGTCATTTCTGTAGAATCACTCCAGATAAACCCTGGCTCACCAAATTCTTTGACAGACTCCATAAGATTTTTAAAATCTTCATAGGATGTGTCATCTTTTAATAATAGTGCAGAGTTATTGCTTCTTGCTCTTTGAGGGTTTTCAATGTACCAATTACCGGTTTTGGCTTTGGCCATTTCTTCATCATCAGCACTAAACAATGCTAACGACGCACTTCTACGCACCCCACCAGATAGTACAGCATCGCTGCTGTGCATAATAATATCATAAGCATCAATCGGTCTGAGCTTTTTTTGTCCATTTTCAATACACTTATCTAATAATTCTCTAATTTTTTCTAGGCCGTTTTGTAATGGCTCAAAACCAGGGGCTTTGCCAACACCAGAAGATAATTGAGCGCCTTTTTCACGAATATTGCTATAATCAAAAACTACATACTTATCTTTGTATTCTGAAAAACGTGATTCACTAGGTTTATTAAAATAGGAACTCAATAGAATACCCAAAGCGTCGGCCCAGCCTTCAATACTATCTTCTATAACATACTTTACACCTTTACGCTTATCTTTTTTTTCTGATGAAAGATTAGGCAATTTAGCAACATGATGTTTTTGTACGCTAAAGCCAGTGCCGCTACCACAAAGCAACAACCAAAAGCATTCTTGGAAGAATCTTAAGCGATCACAATAGGAGCTAGTGCAGTTGTAAATCTTCGCATGACGCTTTAGGATCGGTTCTCCGCCGAACTGAAGGGCTCTTTGGCTTCCAAGCACCTTCTTTTTAAACATGAGGTCATATGCCCAGTCAATATCTTCTTTAATATTTTTGTCGGCATACATAGTGTGCATCATGTCTCTTACACGATCAACAGCCTCTTTCCATGTTTCTCTACGATTTTCTCTCTCAATCCAACGGGCATACTTACTAACAAATGTA